CCATCAGTAACAGCAGCTGCAATCTTATCTGCATCGTCATCAGAGAACTGATAAATTGCACCAGCTGGGTCAGTACGATCATCAACCTTTGATAAACCGGTACCTAAGTACTGATTTACTAATGCATACATATAGCCGGTAGGTGCTGACATAGGCTGAACACCTAAAAGATAATTAGCAATTAACTGTGGGAAAATACGACGAACCATTGGCAGAACAATTGGGGTAAACTGTGCAACGTCAGCAGTTAAAGTACCTTCATTAACCTGATTAACAGCGTCCTTATAAGTATTTTCAAATAACTTGCTAAGGGTTGACTTCTCTGATTCAGTTAAAGGTGCATACTTGTTTGACTCAAGTAATTTATCACCAAAGCTCTTATCAAATGAGCGAGATACACTTTCTAATAAAGTAGCCATTAAATAAACTCCTAAAAAAAAATTTTGTTATATATTTATATTTATAATTTCCGTTTATAAAAATTTTAAATATTTTTAAATATTTATAAAAAATTTTAAATATTTTTAAATATTTTTTTAAATACTGGATATTTTAAAATATCCAGTGTTTTAATATTATAAAATATTTATATTAGATGAAATTCTTCATACGAGAAAACATACTTGATTCAGAATTTACATCTTCAATTTTGACATTGTAGCCTGATTTAATTTCAGGTGTTTTATCAGTTGTCTCATTCAGATCATTCTGAATAGATTTACGAAGTTCTGAACGTCTTTCTTCGTTTAATCGTGATGATCTAATATCAGACATTTTACGAAGAGTGTTTCTCATATTTGAATGTTCATTAACATTAGTGTCATTGTTTGAACGTTTGTGATCAAAATCGTTCTTGCATGATTCACGCAGTTCTTTTAACTCTGATAAATATGCACTTGATTTTGTAAATTTAACATTATTAGCCATTGCTTCAAAACGGTTAGCTTCACGAGGAGTTAATCCTTCAGCAAGCTCACGAATAACGCCTAAACGAACTAAATTTTCATTTTGTTGTTCAAGGTCTTTAAGCTTTAAGTTAGCTTCTTTGAGCATATTCATTAACTTCATTTCGCGCATTGAATGTTCAGGAGTGTTTTCTTTACATTCGTCAATCATATTTGCGGTAACACCTGCCATTTTACATGCATTAGTTAAAGTATGTAAAATTGCTTTGTTTCGCATCTCTGACTCATTAATTTCAAAAGCCTTAGCGTTTTCAGAAATAAATTCATCAACTACAGAATCAGCAAACTTTTCAACAATATTTGCGATATTTTCTACTTTTTCGTTAAATAATTCAGCAGCTTCTTGAGCCATTTCATTCTTAAATTGCTCTGATTTGCACTCAAGCTCATCAATCTTAGAATCATAAAGATCTTTAGCTTCCTGCATTACTTCTTCTTCAATCTTCTTTTTAAAGTTTTCAGACTGCTCTTCAAGCTCATTGATTTTATCTGCAATTTCAGAATCATAAAGATCTTTAGCTTCTTGCATTACTTCTTCTTCAATCTTCTTTTTAAAGTTTTCAGACTGCTCTTCAAGCTCATTGATTTTATCTGCAATTTCAGAATCATAAAGCTCTTTAGCTTCCTGCATTACTTCTTCTTCAATCTTCTTTTTATAGTTTTCAGATTGTTCTTCAAGCTCTTCAATCTTAGAATCATAAAGCTCTTTAGCTTCCTGCATTACTTCTTCTTCAATCTTCTTTTTATAGTTTTCAGACTGCTCTTCAAGCTCATCAATCTTAGAATCATAAAGCTCTTTAGCATCCTGCATTGCTTCTTCTTCAATCTTCTTTTTATAGTTTTCAGATTGTTCTTCAAGCTCATCAATCTTAGAATCATAAAGCTCTTTAGCATCAGATAAAACCTGATTTTTATACTCATCAGCTTCTGCCTGAATTTTGCCTTTGAATTCATTATTCTGCTCTTCAAGCTCATCAATCTTAGCTTCTAACTGTACTTTAAGTTTAGCATCAGTTTTTTCCTCAACTAACTGATTAATACGGTTTTCAATTTCAGATTGAAGTTCTTCGGTCATAACATCTTTACCGAACTTTTCTTGTAACATTTCCATGTTTAAGACTCCATAAATCTTATATATTTATATTTATATTTATAATTTATCTAAAAAATTAAAAATAGTGTTTTTGATAATATTCTGTTTTTCCTGAATAGATAATTCTTTTCGTTCAACAATATTGCCGAATTCATTAATATCATATTCAACATCTTTAATAACGCCTTCAGTAAGCTGGTGTGATTCACAAACACCGTTCATTGTAGCGTTATAGTCACTAGGGTTAGGAACTACATCGTAAGTAATAAGTTTAAATGATGTTACAATACCATTTTCAACATTACCTACACCTCTTGATGAAACTGAAATTTTAACACCGTTTTCAATAAGTGATTTTAACTGATTTGATTTTTCATTATTTAAAAGTACAGCTTCGCCCATTACATAATTGCCTTCAATCTGTAATTTTTCAATTTTAGCAACTGCCTGCATAGGATCAACTTCAGTTCTTGAAGGATGTTCATATTCCATTAAAGTATTTATAGTACCATTCTTAATTTCATTTTGGTAGTTTTGAACTTCCTGAACCCATAAATCTCTAGGATATACACGTCCATTTCTGTTTTTTTCGCCTATTGTGGTAAAAATTCCTTTAATTTTATATTTCTTTTCTTTCTGACCACTTTCATTTAGGCACTCTTCTACCTGAATGCCTAAATTTTTTGTATCAGAATCAAACATTAAGTTACTCATTCTAATACCTCTTTATATATATTATTCTTCATTGTCATACTTATCTAATCTGTTAGTACGATCAATTACAGTAGGCTTTGCTGCAAATACTTGATTTACCCAGTCGTCACCAAGTTTAGAAGGTTTAACAGGAAGCTCTTCATCTGATAAATCATCTTGTGGAACCTGATCCATATCATGAACAGCAACATAATCTACGTTTTCATAATCCTTGAACATTCCTAATGAGTCAGGATTACTGTTAAATTTATCTGAACCTTGATATTTCTCTGAAATTACACCAGTTGAAATTGATTCAGCTTCATTAAGTAAATCAGTTACACGATTGTTCAGGCTGTTAATCTCTTCAAATATTTCTGCCAGACGTCTGGTATTTTTAATCTTAGGATGATTTAAAAATGCTTCTTTAAGGTCTTTTTTAAAAACACCTTTAAACAGATTAGGGTCTGCATTTAATGATTTTAAAGTATTAATATCCATTTTGAATTCCTTTAAAAATATTTATATATTTATATTTATATTTATAAAAATTATTCTTAATTTTTAAAATAATTGCATTTTTTATTATTAGAGATATTTTCTAAACATCTATTATAATTTTTAACTGAATTATCAATAATTTTTTGGATTAGTACAGGATGCTTATCATAACTCTTCATTACTATATCAAATTTAGACAGCTTTTCATTTGCTTGAAGTAACTGCTCTTTTAAAACTTCTTTTTCCTGAATAACTTCATTTTTAATATTAGATATTTTTTCATAATTTAATTTATTATGTTCAATCGTTAATTCTAATGTTTTATTCTGAAATGTTAATTCGCCGATTTGGCTTTTTAAAGTTTTATTAGAAGAATATAAATAATATATAATTATAATAAATATTATAATTAACCCATATTTAATGTATTTAATATATGCTGTTACTGAACTCATTTTACCTGTCCGTGTGTTCATCCGGTTCATAATATTCTTTATACTTATTTATAAGTAATTTTAGTTCCTGCACATAATTTATAATTTTTAAATTATTTTTATTTAGTTTGTTAAAATCTTGTTTTGACAAACAAAAATATTTATTATCGTTGTATGTAATAATTTGAAATGTGTAATCATCTAAAATCAGCGGTGCAGGATCGCTAAGATTCAGCTTTTGTTTTTCAATATAAACCGGAATTTCTTTTGTTTCAGTAAAAACAGAGCACCCGCTTAGTGCAAAAGCAAAAGCTAAAAAAATATATTTAAACTGCTTTAATATATTATTCATCATTTAATGCATCGTCTTTACAGATAGTAACAAGTAAATCGTCTGTTTGAAGAAGATATTGATTTATTTTTTCAAATGTACTAAATGGTTCTTCAGTTATAGATAATGAAATATTACCAGAAACACAGAATTCTTCCACTAAAGTATCAATTTTCTTAGCAGCTAAATCAACTTGGTTACGAATTAAATTAAGAATATCCGAAGACTTTTTTAAAACCTGAAATTCGCGTGAATTATAGATTTTTTTCATATCTATTTGTTTAACGATATCGTTAGCGTCACAAACATACTCATTTTGTGAGTTATCAACAACAGTAACTGACTCTGTAATAAAATTTTCATCTAATTTAATTTTTTTAAGAGCTGTAATCATTCCCATTTTGGTGTTACCATCTTTTGAGAAAATAATTTTATCTCCTAAATTTAACTGATTCATATGTATCTCCAATTTTCATCTAATAGATAAAAATTTGCAGATAAACTATCTGCAAATTAAAAATATTTTTACTTAACAATGTCAGTTACATCTATGTTAGAATTCTCAGTACTTTGAATTACAGGTTCTTCCAGAGATTTAACTTCTTTATCTTCTTTTACTTCTTTTTTAGTTTCTAATGCAGCCTTAGCCTTAGCACCTTTAGACACAGCTTTTGTTACTGGTTTAGGTTCTTTAACTTCTTTAACTTCTTTAACTTCTTTTTTAGTTTCTTCACTAGAAACAGTTTTATCGGTTGAAGTAGTTGGAGCAGTTGGAGTAGAGAAAATACGTCTAACTAAACTGCCACGATAGTGAGAAGGAATTTCACCTTCAAGAATAGTGCCTGGTACAAGGCGAATATTACCGTGCCAGAATTCTTTTACAACTGTGTATAATACTGTATTCTGTTTTGAGCTTATGTCCTGAACAACTTTCATGATTAATCCTCTATAAAATAATATATTTATATTTATATTTATAATATTTTAAATTCAATTAAAAATTTTTACATAATTTATTATATAATATATAAAAGTTATTTTTTTAATTTTAAAATGGTATATGTTATGAACGATATTAAAAATTCTATCTGGTACGAAAAGTACACTCCAAAAACAATTGAAGACGTAATTTTGCCTGAAATTGTAAAAACACGACTATTAAATGCTATTAAAAATGAACAAATGCCTAATTTAGGTTTTTGGAGTGCTAAACCTGGACTAGGTAAATCATGTACCGCAAAAGCAATTATTAAATCATTAAATGCCGATGCAATGTGGATTAATGCATCTATGGATAAAGGAATAGATACTTTAAGAGAAAAGATTAGAAAATTCGCATATCAAGAAAGTATTTCAGACAGACCAAAATTAGTAGTGCTTGATGAGGCTGATCATTTAACAAAAGATTCTCAAATGGCATATAGAGGATTTATTGATGAATGTTCAAGCAACTGTACATTTATTTTTACTGGAAATTATAAATCAAGAATAGCTGAACCTTTACTTAACAGACTTGAAAACTATGAATTTGAAAGTTTTAAGCCACAGGAAATGGGTAAACCTATTTATGATAAACTAATAAACATTTTAGTAAATGAAAATGTAGAAATTACTGCTGATATTCAAAACGGTATTAAAAACATCATTAAAAACTATTATCCAAGCATTAGAGCAATGATTGGAGCTTTGCAAAGGTCAGTGCAAAGCGGTAAATTTGAGTATGTTCCTGAATCTACAAATCTTAAAGAAGTTTTTGATGTTATGAAATCAAAAGACTATTTACTGCTAGTTCAAAAAGTAAATGCTTTAACTAATCCAGATAGTATGTACGAATATTTATATAATAATATTAATCAGTTTTCTAATGTACCAAATGCAATTTTAAGTATTGCCGAAGGTGCAAAATACACAGATCAGGTTAGAGATAAAAATTTAAATTTATGTGCAACATTAGTTAATCTGATTAAATGTTTATGATTTTTTTAGCTAAACCGTTTTACTTTTATAATTATTATATTATAATATATATAGATAGAGGAATTGTATGGAGTACAATAACAAAGTACACTGACAAAAGTACACTAACATAGTATATTATTGGAGTTCGTTGGAAATGCGTATGATCAGTTTAAATAATGTTGGTATTATCGGTGATAGGATTACTGTTGATGTAACTATTACCGATTATAGTGAATTCGACATGAGTACATTTAACAACGACATAAAAACCTGCTATGTGTACAATTTCAGAGATGACAATCTTCAACTATATACATGGTTTACAGAAAAACAAACATTTTTAGAAGGAGAATACGATACCGAAAAGTGTCATAACAACATAATTAAAGGTCAGAAGTATACCATTTGCGGCACTATTAAAAAAATAGAAACCTATAATGGTGAGATCCAGGTTATTTTATCAAGAGTTTTTATTAAATCTAAAAACGGACATAATCCATTAGTTAATGATTTAATTCAGAAGTCCGAAGAGAAGAAACATAAATCTTTTGATGAAATTGAAATGTATTATGCTGAATATAAAGAAAAATATTCTTCATATAATACTAAAAAAGATTCATTTTACAGAGACGAATTTGGCAGAGCCAAAATTACCGTCTATTTACCAAAAAGTATTGATATGT